CCAACAGCCAGCGCAAAGCTGGCGGTCATGAATTGGACAACAGGGGTAAGCTTCGGCAATTCCATCAGGCGTCCTGCTTTATCTCAGCCATAAATGCCAAATTTGCCTGCAACCTAGCATCTTCAGGGGCATGCTCCAAAGCCAATTTGGCCTGCTCCATGGCAATGTCCTTCAGCCCCATGTTCCAGGCCGCGACCGCCGCCAGATCATGCGCCCAATAGCCCCACACAGCCGGATCGCAGGTATAGACCAATTGCTTGTCCTTAATAGCCAAAGCCCGCATGGAAGCCGCATAACAATCCGGCCAGCGATGCTGCCGGTAATACAACATCGCCAATTCGCACCAAGGCTCACGGGTTCCTGGCGCTTCACTGGCAGCCAATTGGTAGTATTTCTCGGATTGAACCTGATCGCCAAGCTCGCCATGGGATTTGCCCAACAGCCGATAGGCATAACACCGCTCATTCGACCAGTTGGCTCCAGGCAATTCAAGATACCGATGCAATTCGTTGATGGCATCATGCCATCGGTAATTAAAAGTCAGTTCACGGGCATAATAGAAGGCGTTGCGGGGGCAATGCGGGTCTTCCTTAACCGACAACGCCAACAAATCCAGGTACTGCCCACGGCTTTTGGTGGGGTCTGGATGGTGACTGACCAACAGCATCTCTGAATTGGCCCAGTTTTCCACGATCCGCCCATCAGCAACCGGGTATTCGTGGCATGGATGATGCCAGAAGTACCCCTTTCGGGCATGAATTTTCTCATATTTGAACCGGATGCCAGCACCCCAATCGAAATAATAACGCAAACGGGTGGTTCTTGGCGTCCAAACGCGCTCAATTTCTTCCCGCCAGCCGGGTTCTAGCATCTCATCCAGATCAAGACTGATACAGACATCAATATCACGCGGAATTACCGCCAGGGCGGCATTTCTGGCATGATCAAATCGCCAGGGATTGATGTAAATGCTGGTGACGTTAGCCCCGCAACGCTGGGCCTCTTCAACCGTGCCATCATCACTTCCAGTATCGGCAATCAGAATGCAATCAGCACCCTGCGCAGATCGGCAGAACCGTTCAACAAACTGCTTTTCATTTTTACTGATGGCATAGACCGCAATGCGCAGCCGAATTTCGTGCTTGGAATAGATGTAAACGCCAATTTCCTGATCAGTGTCAGACCAAGTAGGCTCTCCAAATGCCTGCCTTACCTGGGCGTCAGTCCAATCTTCCACAATATGGGCTTCGTATGGATTTCCATCATATTCGCCCTGTGGGTAATGCCCCAGCGGGATGCTGATGACGACAGTATCAGCCCAACGCTTGGCCCTCTTTACCAAATCTACAGCCTGATCTGCCGCCATATGCTCCAGCACATCACCAAGGAAGCACACATCAAAATGCTCATCGGTGTGCCATTCACGGACATCGGCAATTTGCAGACTTGGGTAAAGGTTTTTTAGACCATATTTTTCAACATATGGTTCCCATATCTCTACCCCAGTCCATTGGAGCTTTGGGAACATTTTAGCATATGTGCCTTGGCCGCAGCCAATATCCAATGCTGTTTTAGGAGCCGGGATGCGCGATAGCGCCCAGGCTATACTGGCTTTGCCAGCCTCTGAACTAAATGGCATTTTTCCCCTCTTTCATGCCAATGTTACTTATCTGCTTTCTTGTCCAACTTATCGAAAATCTGCTTTAGGATGTCTTTTACCTCAAGGATATCCTGCCGGTAATCGTCCTTGCTGACATATGATGTGTGAAGCTCGCGCTCAATTTCTTTGAGATCGGCCTGCAATGTCGTCACGGCATTCCAAATGGTACGCAAGACCCAGCCAAAGACTGTGCCGACTATGCCTATGCCAGCATTGATCATGTCCTGGGTCATGGCGATTACTCCGGCTTGACAGGCCAATCTACATCCCAGGGGAACCCAGGCTGTGAAGGAATATCACGCAGAGCCTTGCGATAAACACCCCAGGTCAAAGCGTCAGGCGGCGAGTCAGGAAGCTGCGTCCAATCGGATTCCGCCAGGAGCCTGTTGCGCTGATCCCGCACCGATGCGGCCTGCTGGGCATTCAAAGCCGTCTTGGCCTCGTCTGGCATATCTATCGCCACATAGTTGCGATACCACTTGCCGTCAGACATCTGGATCACACCCTGGCGGGCGGTGAACTGATACCGAGTGGTCTGAGGCTGCGGGCCTTCAAAGATCACATCAGCCTCAAAGCTGTCCAGAATTTCTTCCGTAAGCTGCGGCGGAAAGCTGGTGGAGGGATGCAAGGCGCGGAACTCCGAGTCCGTCACCACCACACCCGCATCTCTCAATCTGATTTCCATGGCTTCCCTCTACGCTATGGCAAGGAAAATGAACGAACCACCATTGGCATTAATGGCGGCTGGGGCTGTGCTGCTGATTTCAAAGCCTAGGCTGTAGGTATCAACGTAGTCTGTTCCGGTCACTTCAGCGGCAAGGGAGTTAAGCAGCAAATACGGATCGTTGCCCGCTATGATACCGCGCGCCGTATCCCACACATACCAATCGCCTGTGCTGTCGGTGCGCTTGATCATCACAAACCTTGCGCCGCCAGTAAAGCCGCAGTTAATCTGGTTGGTTGTGCCGGTGCCGGTGTAGGAGCCGACCTTGGATACGCCCGCGACTGTGGCAAACAGGTAGGCGACGTAATTTTCACCACTAGCATTTGGAATGCTTTGTGTACTAAATTGTGTTGAAGTTGGCGTTGCGTACCAATAAAATGCTGGGTTAGCCGCAGCACTAGATAAATTTAAATTTATTCCTGCTGCCGCCCCAAGGGCAGAATGATAAACAAGCCAATTTTGGACGTTTGGTCCACGGCGTTTTGCAATTATCATTTCTGGTACAACGCCAAGATTATGTGAAATATATCTTGGATTTGTTCCATCCCCCGTATAGCACACAATATCAAAGAAGCCGGGGGCGCGAACAAGACCATAGCTAACATGATTGTTTGTGCCACTAGCCGAAGCCCACCAGCCATCAAAAGTTGATGGGGCATACATAGTCCTTTGCGATTGTCTGGACCAGTAAGTTGGAAAACTGGCTTCTAGATTAGAATTTGCGCTAACCAAAACCTGACCATTAATGCCACGCAAAGAATCAACAAATAAGAATTTTTCAACAGACACAGTTCTATTTGCATTTATCTCCGCATCAAAGGTTACATCATGCGTGACTGTCGCGCTTGTTGTTGTTGCGGAATATAGCTTCGCACTAAACACACTCGTCCCCGCAGTCGGCGTCTTCATCGGGCCACGGCGGATGGCGATGTAGATACACGATGCTAGTGCGCCAAAACCGTTAATATCAAACCCACTTGCAGTTGGAGCAGCAGTAGCGCCCCAAGAATATTCTGCATTAGGAATATTCGGAGATAAATTGGATGAACTCGTTGAAGGTTTAGCAAAAAATCCCCTCATTATATCAAACATAGACCAATCACTGACGGCATTTGTTTTTTTTACCAATATCCATTGAGGCTCATACCCAAGGCTCACAGTTGCATTACCAGAGCCATCAGCCGTGAACGTCCCACAGCTAATCACATTGTCCGTGCCGGTAGCGCCAAAGCCGCCTGCATCATGGGCAAAGAGATAGGCGACGTAGGTGCCGCCAGAAGCGTTTACGTCAGTAGAGGTACCAAGGCTAAACACAGATGATGTCGGCGTTGTGCTGTTCCAGTACGTTGCGCCTGTAGCCGCTGCTGCCTGGGTGTTAAGAACCATGTACTGCGTGTTGGCCAAGCTGCGATGATACACAGCCCAAGCGGCAGTTGTATCAGTGCGCTTAATCATAATGCAGCCCGGCACAGCGCCAAGATTGTGCGCGATGGTCCGGTTAGCACCCGTTCCCGTATAAGTCACAACATCAAAAAACTTCGCCTGATCGCGGAAGGTCCAGGAGGCGTAGGTCGCCGCGTTGGTGTTGACCTTGGCAAGCGAGCCAATACTAAAGCCGCTAGTTAAAAAGCTTGTCAGACCTGTTGCCTGTGTCGTCTGCCCTGTAGTTAAGTTAGAGGCAATATCAAATGTCGCGCCGCGAGCAGTATCATAAAGGGCGTGATCCGTGGCTCCTGATCGACCTTTTAGCCAAACCATCCCACCTTTAGTAGATAGGTCAATGCCATTCGTTATGGTTTGATTAGCCCCCGTACCCGTATAAAGCCACGTCGAGAACACATCTTCGATGTAGTTGGCGGCAGAAGGCGTTACACCAAGATCGGCGCTAAACATACTTCGCCCTCACAGCGTATAGTTCTGGCCGACGACACGACCAATCCAGTTGGTCCCATCCGCCGTGAAGCCAAACAAGTCGCTCCTGCTCGCCGTGCT